TCAGCACCGCCCCACATATCGCCGCCAGCGGTTGCAAGCCAAATTTGAGGCTCGCCGCCAGTTAATTGCAAAGGGGCTTCAAAAACAACAGGCGCATGGGCGTTGCCGGGCGATTTGTTGTAATCGGCGGAATAGCCTAATGACGGCTGCGTAGGGTAAGCCGTAGCCGATGCGGCGCCCATTGGGAAATCTTCGGCCTTGACGGTCAAAACGCCCTCTTCATCCTCCTCAATTTCAATGATTCGGACGGGCGTTTTATCAAGCCCCAACCCCTCGTCTGTCAGCGTTACCAAGTCCATTGGCTCAAGCAGGCAGTATTTCCAACCAAGCTTAAACTCATATTCATTGCGGACGTACAAGGCACGCTGTAACAGCAGTTGTGCTACATGGTTTGCGACCTTCGCGTCACAAATTCCGTGCATTTTTACCGCATCTTTAGGGCGCAGGCCGTATTGCTCAATATTCGCCTGGTCTTTTACTTCGGCCACGGCGATATTGTAGTCATTCGCGCGGTCGAGATACTCAACTTGGATTTGGTTGTAGGCGTCAGCGTTGGTTTTGCGCTCAACCTTTAAAGGGTCTTCAGCGCCCGAAACGATAAAATCGTCGTCGGTCAAGTCGTAAACAGGTGTCAGGTTTGGCACATAGGCCGCGCCATTCCCTGATAGCTTCACATCTCCATAAGGGACGATTTTCAGACGGCCTTGTGAAAACACCGCCGCGCTATTGGTCTGTTCCAACAGTTCGGAAATGTTCTGCTGCGCCTCTGTCTGCTCACTGTAAACAGGGCTTAAAAAGATACCGGCTGCGCGGCAGTAAACACCGTAAACACTCGTATCGCCCAAGTTTTCAGCGGGAAATCCGCAACCGTAGTTCTGATTCGTCAACATATCGCGGATAATTTCGCTCGGATTCGCATCAGGAATTGAGGACGAATACCCCATTTTCCCGATAACCTCGAAATTATGCTGATAAATCTGCGCAGATTTCGTCAGTTCGTAATTTGGGCTGTAAATATAAGCCGTGCCGGAATAGTTGATTGCTTGCGCTTGGTGCTTCGGTTGTTGCAAATGCGTCCAAGTCGGCTGTTCATCGCCGCCTTTTGCAAGATTCAGGCGTAATTGTGAAAGCGATTCAAACTTTTCTTTATCGCGCCAAATGCGCCCGATACCTTTAATCTCGCCCTCGCACAAGGCCATCATGACAGCGGCTTCGTATGTGTAGGAAATATCCTCTTGTTTTACGCCACCGCCACCCTTGCCGCCTTGCCGGGTCGTTGTCTTGGTCTCAATAGTGGTAAAGTCGCCGTACCAAATCAAATTGCCAGCAACACGCGCCCGACCGTAAACAACAGGCAGGGTCAAGCCTTGAGATGACTGCTGAACTTGCAGGGATAAAATCCGTTGTTCAGAATTTGAAATAGTGGAAGTCTTACCGCCCATGAGTAACCTCTATAAAATCAATCTATTAAATGCGCTTCATACCAAAGGCCGTCCAAAAGTAAAAAATTTCATCGGACGGCCTGAAAGTTCGGCCTGATCCAATTCATCCAAAACCACACCGCGCCCGATATAACTGTGAATAATCTTGTTGTCGCCAACATAAACCGCGCCATGGGAAAACGTGCGCCCAAACTTCCAGACAACAACGTCGCCGGGTTGCGGCGTATCGGTCTCATGACAGACTTTCAAAACCCAGCCAAGATAACGCTCCTCGTCTCGGTGCAAGTGCCAGTCTTGGGGATATGGCCGCGGGTCAAAATCGGCAGGTAGCAAGCCAGCCTCCCGATAGATTGCGACAAGAATCATCGCACAATCCACGCCTGCTCCCTTGACCATCGCTTGATGATGGTACGGCGTGCCAAGCCACGAATAAGCCTCTTCGACAATCCGTTTTCTCAAATCCATTTCAGACGGCCTCATTTAAACCACCGTATCAGCAGATGGGATATAAGGGAAACCGCGGAAATGCACGATGTTTTGGAACTTGTCTTTACAGGTGCTTTGTCGTTTATCGCAGCCCGGGTAGATTTTGAACACATCTCCGGCGCGTGGGGGGTGTGGTAAGCGCAAGGCAAAAGACAGCGTGCCGTCTTTATGTTCTTTGACTGTGCGTGTCAGCCCTGCATTAAGGCCGCTTGTGAACTTGATAACGCCCTGATTAAACCATCCGTTCGCCTGTGTCAGGTCGCAAGTCAGTTCCGTGCCGGTTGTGCTGTTTGCGGTTACACGGCCATTCACTGTGAACTCCTCGCGGTTGACTTTACAGCCGCCGTCATAAAGCGTCCTCATACAGCCGGACTGATAGATATTGCGTGGGCTTGATACGTTCAGCAGTTCAATATCCGATTTAACGTCAACCTTGACGGACGAACGACTGCCCGATACATCCGAAACACGCCCGGAAAAGATGATGACCGTGCCAACAGGTTCAGGATTTGGCGTAAGGAAATCACGGAAAAAGACACGTTCAATAACCACCCTTGCGCCGTCTAAAGCACCGCCAAGCGCGGCCTCTGCCCATTGCAAGCCCTCAAGTCGATAACTTGGCTCTGCGGCGATTTGCAACGTATTGGAATCAACATCAAGCCCTACCGCCGTTCTTGTCGCGCCACGCTTGATAATCAGCTTATAAGCCTCGTATTGATTCCCCTGCCATGTAACAGGATTGTCGAAATTCGTATGACGTAATACCTGCCCATTCGCTAAGGTAATCGTGAACAAATCGGCCATCAAAAACCTGTCTTCGTTATGAAGCAGATTCATTAATTCAGCGCTTGCACTTTTCATAATTTCAAACTCGTTAACTCGATTTTCTTCGCGCTCCACAGATGGCCGATAAAGTTTTCAAAATCCACCGTATCAGACGTGAAACGCACACGAAAATAAAAACCGCCTGTCCATGTGATAGGGCTGCCAGGCGTTTGCGGCGTGTTCAAAACCAATACGCCGTTATTGTCTATCGCGAAATCACGACCATGCGTTAAAGCAACGCCGCCGACTTTAACCACCGGCACACCTTTGACCGCTAAAACAGGCTCGGTAAAACCGCCGTAATTGCGCACAAGCTGGTATCTCGTTACGCCCTGAACAACATTCCCGATAAGCTGGTCTGTGACCTTGTTATCCGTCGGGTCTTCGTACAAAAAGCTATCGAAACTGCCGCGGCGTTCGTTGAAAAAGCCTGCCAGCTTCTCAAGCTCATTGATTGAGGCTTTTGTTCTCAACACTTCAAACGACAGCGAGAATTTCCATTGCGGATAAGTGTAGTAAGCGCTGCGAATCTCACGCCCTGAAGCTGACTTTTGAATATTGGTACTCCAAACAGCCGTTCTTTTCCGTCCCCACTTCAAACCGGGAAACGTTGGGAAAACTGCGTTACTCATATCAAATAATCCCCTTCGCTTTCAGCAATGCGTTAAATTCGTCTTCTGATAGCTCGCCGCCGCCAAGCATACCAATGGCCTCTGCCTCGTCTGTTTCGCTCTGTACAGGGCTAGATGACGGCTTAATGCCCATATATGAGGCTACCAAGATATGAACAGGCGGATGTTCACGCCAATAGTCATTTAAATGCCCGATTCGCGGCAAATCCAAGTTGTCTGCGACGTAGTCCCACGTCCACCCCGTTGAGGCGCAGACGTGGGCAATCATCGCGCCGAAACTTAAACCGCCGCCTGAGCTTCCCCCGCTTGCGCGGCTTCCTGTTCCTTGCGTTTCAAGCCGGAAACATCCATCACAGCGGCGAATACTTCGTTCATGTTGCCAATATCAATCAAATCAGCCACTTCTTCGCGCGTCATATCGGGATAGTTGCGTTTCATCGCGGAATGAGCGCAATCGATAACGGTAGAAATCTGTTTTGCGTCTTGCACATTGCCGTCAAATGCACCAATGCGGCTTTGCAACTGTTCCAATGCGCCCAAAGCGATCGGAGGAATAACATATTCAGTGCCGTTCAGTTCAACGGTTACGCCTTTAATTCGTACGGTCATTTTGTTTTCCTTTTTTGGGGTAAATGAAAAAAGGCCGTCATTTTCAGACGGCCTGCATTATTACTCTTGAATCCACAACGTACCGACTTTAAAGCCTGCTTCGTCGGTTGAGGCAGTAAAGTCAATTTCAGGCACGGAGAAATCATCGTTTTTGGTTGAGAACAAGCCCAGTTTGCCGCTGGTTACGCTTTCCAGTTCCAACAAGGCTTTTTTGCCTTTGAACTTGGTCAGGTATTTCAGTTTAAAGGTCGGCGTGTTACCCATCGCCATATTGGTCAGCTCGATTTTCTTCGCCGACGGCATGGCTTGGGTGTAGGTAAAGCTCGGATAAACCGTTTTACCTTTCGCGCTTTCGTGGAATGTGTAAAGGCCGGTATTTGATACCGTGTATTGACCTGCTGTCGGGTTGTTGGCTACTTTGATATAAGCCGTGCCGTCCTCGCCCATCACGCCAGCATCTTCAACAAATTGGCCACCATTTGGAGCAGTCACCTGAACAGTGTAAGCACCCGAAGCAGGCACGGCTTTGCCAGTGGTATCAGCAAACAGGGCTTTCATCGTTCCGGTCGCAAACTCAGCACCGAAGAACAAAGTATTCAGTGTCAAGCCGTTAATCAACGCGCCTTTAAATTTACCCGAAACCTTAACCTTGCCCTGTGCAACAGCCAGCGCAAAGCGGTTTTGACCGTAAAACTCCTTCAATTCCGCCAATAAATCGACAGACATCTCCTGCAAGCCCATGATTCGCACGGGCGTTGCGTTTTGCACACGGTTGCCATAAGCATCCGTAATCATTTCGGCGAAAACCTCGCCACTACCAAACGTCAACTGCATGACATTTCCTTTCTAATTGCCGACTAAGCGGCGCAAATCATAATTGGGATAATACAGACGGCCTGATTGCCAAGCGTTCCCTCGTCTGTTTCTACCGTACCTTCAACGCGGCAATACTCAACATCAGCGCCATCGACCACCAAAGCCGTCTTCCCTGTGATTGGGTGTACAGCGTTCACGGTATTACACACCGCGTCAATCAGTGGATTCATAATGGGCGCCGGCGGCTCGCCTGCCGTCTGAACATACAAATACACGTCAACGCGCAACAGCCATTTCGTCTCCTGCCCTGTTGTCGTTACCGCCTGCATATCGCCCTGTGCCATAAATAACGCTGGTTGGTCATAGCCCTTTACGTCATTCCAGTGCAACAGTTTGCGGCTCTTGGTCGTAAAACCGTCCAACGCATCAAGCTTTGCCCACAGCGCGGAATAAATCGCTTCACGATTCATCGTAACGCTCCTTCAATGGATTTTTGCAAATCCGCCTCAATCACCGGCTTCATATCGCGCAAAGCCGACCGCAAAAACGACCGTTCAGGCAGCTTCACATTGCGAGAGTGGGCGCGGATTTGAACATAACGCGGCGATTTCAACGGCCTGCCGAAAGCCTGACGTATCTGCCTCATTGAGGCTTTAACATTGACTGTTCCGGCAAAGCCATATTCATGCGCCACGCCGTATCGGACATTCGTGTTGACCTCGCCAACAACCAAACCGTCTGAACTGGTCACTTGCTGATGTATTGAGCGGCGAAGATTGCCAGTCCGTACATTCAACACCTGCCCAGACAGGCGGTTTTGCATGACTTCACGTTGCAACTTCAAAACCGACCGACCGATAGACTTTTCAACCGCCGACTGTACGCCGTCAGAATAAGCTTTCAAGACGGCCGCTATCGCATCGCCGCCAATAAACTCAACATTCAGCATTTCAGACGGCCTTTCGCTTGTATTCCGTCAAGATGGCGTAGGCAGACGGAGGGATACCGCCCGACTGCCCAAAGCTTGAAAAGGATATAGTCTCCCCTGCAAGGCTTTTACTCTGCACGCCCTTGTTCTCGATTTCGTTCAAGCGTTGCGTTGCGATAATCAAAACAGCCTCCTGAATATCGGCAGGCATGGTTTCGTAGCCAGCACGGTACGACACTTCAACGTTTCGGATTCCCTGCGCAAAACAGGCATGGCGAATCAACAGCCAGTTATCAAAGTCCCAGTCATCTACCGCGCGTCCGTTGATTTTTACGGACAACACGGAAATGACAGGCCATTGATCCAGCACCAGGCGATTCTTACCGTTGCCGTTGTATCGCTCGACATAATCCGCCGCTTCGAGTTTGCGCCCGATAAAAGCCTCAACCGCCGCCGATACCCCGTCAAGCAGGGTTTGAAAATACGCGTCCTGCTTGTCATGGGTAACGCCCAGCCGTTGCTTGAGCGAATCAAGTGGGACAAGGGCGGTCATCGTTATTCAGCCTTTTCAGCTTCGTCGGTTTGCTCGGCTTTGGCTTTACGGCCGCGCTTACCTTTTTCAGGCTCTTCAGCTTCAACAGGCTGTTCAGTTTCGGCGGTCTCTTCAACCACATTGCCAAAACCGAACTGATACAGGAATTGCGCCGCTTCAGCAGGCACTTCAACAACACCGTTTTCGTCCACTTCGTAGCTTTGGCTACCAAAGGAAACATCGGTAAAGCCTTCAGGGGCTTGTAATTTAATCATTTCAGTCATTTTAAAATCTCCAAAAGAAAGAGGCCGTCCGAAATTCAGACGGCCTGATTAGGCTTAACCCACGTTGGTAATCATACCGAAAGCAGGCATGAACATACCTTGCAACACTTCGTCAGCATAGACACCATATTCGTACATACGGGTACGCAGCGGCCATTCGATTTGGTAATACTCTTGGCGCGTACGCACTTGTAACAGATTGCCCACGCCTTGAACGTAGGCAGGCAGACGGCTTGAATAGAACAGGTAAGTACCGGCAGGCAGGTTTGGGTGTACCACGATGTTCAGTTCGTCGCCTGTGATTTTGTTCAGGTAGGAACCAACAACCACACCAGCTTTAATGTTTGCGGTGTTGTTCACGTCCACATTCAGCTTAATCAGCGGTGCGCCGCCGTTGCTGATAATCAGCTTAGTCAAAGAAGCCAAATCGCGTGCATTGACGTAGATTGTGTCAGGGGACAGGCGATATTTAGAGTAGAAGTTCGCAAACGCTTCTTCAAACTCATACACGCCGCCTGCACCGTCTGAGGTCAGGCCGCTGCCTTTATTATCAGCCCAATACGCGCCGGAATCAGGCAGGGCGATTTGGGTCAACAGGCCGTCAAATTCCAAGATAGAAGTGGAATTGTCTTCAGACGGCAAAGATGCGGCGGTTTGAGTGCCTTCAGCATCGGCCAAAATATCCACTTTCGCAGAAGTAGTGACCGCGCCCAGTTTTTCAGAACCGGCAGCGCCCCAGAACCAAGCGTAGGCAACCGCGCCGCGAACTGCCGGAACCATAGCAGTTACTTTTTTGCCAGTCGCAATACCGGAAACAGAAGCGGCCGCAGATTTTTGAGCAGAACCGCCGCCGAATGTATCGGTAGAACCGTCAGCGTTTTGGCGTGTGATTTTAGCCGGTACTTGAGCAGTTTTGATGTTCATGCTTTGGCCGATTGCGCCGTTGTTTGCGCCTGCCACGTCCCAATACGCCTGCAAGCTCAAAGCCACGCAGATTACAGACAAGGTGTTGCCGCTGATTTTGCCCATCGCGTCAGTCGAAACGGCAGCGGTCGGAGTAGGTGTAACGCCTGATTTCAGGCTGGTATTACCGCCCAACAAAATCATTTCTTCGGCAATCATGGTAGCCTGCAAGGTTTGGGCAACCGCCAACGCTTTCACGTCCTCGAAGCCACGCGCGGCATAGTCAGCTTCAAAGGAAACTTGGTTTTCCAAGCCGATGGCGCGGAATTGAGCGTTACGTTCAACCATTTCGTGATTGATAACACCACCGCGTTTACCTTCGCTGATACCGGCGCGTTGATTACCTACGTTGATATTTGTGATCGCTTTCCAGTTTGAACCGATGGTGCGGCCGCCGCCCACGCGTGGGATACGGTTACGCAACGGGGTCAATACCGGATAGAGTTTTTGTGACGGCGCAGACAGGTCATAGGTTTGCAGACCAGTAGTAAAACTGGTTGGCTGCGTAAAACCTTTGTTCAACGGCTCGCCATTTGCTTGTGCTGACTTCATCAGCTCAATTGTTTCTTGTGTGAGTTGATTCACGTTCATTTATCGCTCCTGATAATAAAAAAACCGCCTGTAAGCGGTGTTACAGACGGCCTGTTTGTGCTGCCTTGACGAGTGTTGCCACATCATCAAGCGAACCGTCATTCTTCACAATCGGCTGAAAACCTTTTAATGGGTCTTCGCCGTTGTCTTCTGCCTTGCTGATAGCTTTGGTGCTACCTTTAGGCGGCGCTGCCTGTTTCTTCAGGCTTTCGATTTCCGCCTGTGCTTTGGCAAGTGCTTCATTCGATTTCTTCAGCGCGTCCTGTGCTTTCGCCAACTCGTTAGCTGATTCGGCTTTGGCAAGGTCGTCTGATTTGTCGGCTTTAGCTGACAAACCATCGACCAGCTTATCGGCTTCGCTCGCCGTTAAGGCTTTCAGCGATTCGGCAAGACTGGCTGCTGACTCTTTGATTTGCGCAATAACAGCTTCGTCCACGCCGTCGTAACCGGCATCATTAATCAGCCATTTCAGCGACATCAGCACATCAGCCAGTGATTTAACTTGGTAGATTGATTTAGCGACCAGCTCGTCTTTCTGCTTTTCAGCCTTTGCCAAGGCCGCTTTCAAGATGGCGATTTCAGATTCAGACAAATTCACGCTTGCCGATTTTTCGGCTTCGTCCTTTTTGTCGTCTTTCTTGTTGCCATCTGCCTTTTCGGCATCGTCGGCCGGTGTTTCATCGGCTTTGTCAGACGGCTTTTCGTCTTCTTCCTTATCCGCCTCTTCCTCGTCTTTAGGCTTATCCGCCTTAAAGCAGGTAAACACCGCGTCAGGATTGGCAGGACGGTCAACAAGGCTGATTTCTGTCAGCTTCAAGCCCGTGATTTGCGACTTATTCAACTCGTCGCGGGCGGTAACGCTGCCGCCGATTGAAAAGCCTTTGTAAACGCCTGTCTTGACTTTCGTAACCGCAACAGGGTCAACGATATGCGCGCCAAAGAATGTGCGCCCGTCGTCTTCAACGTTGATTTCGATAGCCGTTCCCGCTGCGTTTGAGCCGTGCATTTCACGCACTGCGCCAAACTTCATATAATCGGGAATAGCCGCTTTCATTGCTTCTGCCGCGATAATTTCGCCGTCCGAATCGACCGCTTCACTTGAGGCATACCCCCAAACTTTGACAGTGCCGTCGTCCTGCGCCTCCATCTTGGCAATTTCTGCGTATAACTTCGCCATTCGTTGCTCCAAAAAAAAAGCCGCCCCACGAAGAGGCGGCAAAACACACTCACTTTACCCAAAGGAATCAAGATTTAGGCATATCCCCTGCCAAAACAGGGATAACCGTACATCTGCAATTCGGGTGACCCGGAATCGTCAGCGAACCATGCGCGAAATGCTCATGCAGTCCAATAACGCCCATATCCCCATTGGTATTGCAAATCTCTGACACTTTATCGTCTTCAGCGGTCAGCCACTGCTTACCGGAAACAAGCCCGGTCTCTTCCCAGCCTATCAGGTTGCCCATGCCGTCAGCCATCGCCGTCTCAGTTCGGGCAATAGTTCGGGCGCGGGCATTGCTGAAAGCGTGAGATTCTTTCAGACGGCCTGTCAACTCCTGCACACTGTCGCCGTTTCGCATGGCTTCAACCACTTGGGCGCGTATCATTTCGCGCGTTCCCTCTGTGATTTGCCATTCGGCGGCAGGGTTTTGGACAAGCTCACTACCTACCCACTTCATGCCGACCATCTCGGCGGTGCGGTCATGCGCCCACTTGACGGCACGGCTGCGAATATTCGTAACCATACCGAAAGCAGGGTCAGGCATTACCTGCAACAAGGCGGCAACCGCCCCATCTTCCGCCGCGCGCCTGATTATCGGCTCGACCACATCGGATAAGCCGTCCCAGTCGCCAAAGTCCAAACCGTCGGTAACGATTTTCGCTACCCGATTCAGTTCGGCGGTCAGGTCTTCAGCCTGCCAGTCAACAGCAGCACCACTAATCAGCGTGGCGATTTGTTCCGCCAAGCCATCCACGCGCGTCAGCAAATAAGCTTCAATAAGCGCGGCGGCTTCGGCTTCGCTCATTGGGCTTTCCGACTTTCCCAGCTTTTCAGCCTCTTGATTCGGCTGCTCTTCAGGCTGTTGGCCGTCTTGCTTATTCGGATCAGGCTGTTCTTTCTCCGGTAACGGCTCTTTGCCTAAATCGGCGCGGATTTCGTCAGCGGTCAAAATGCCTGCGTTCTTGTAGATGGCGTAGATTTCCGCCTGTTCTTTAGGGTTGAGTGATTCCTCTTCCTGCCAAACAAACTCATAAGCCGCCATATCCATGTAGCGGGCAAGTACGTCATCAATCAGGGCTTTTACCCAGTTTTTCAGGCTGCTCATGCCGTCTGAAAGCGATTGTTCGCGGCTCGTTTCCGCTACGCTTCGGTTTACCTGCGCCACGAATGGCGTAGGCTCAACACTAAACGCAAAGCAGACGACACGCGCCAACCATTCGTCGTAAACGTCCTTTAATGGCGGCTGCTTCGTCTCTTTGAAGTTTCGGGACAGTTCGCCCGGTACGAAACGAATTTTTCGCCGTTTCGCCGTCTCGCCCGATAACAGCAAATCCCAATACTCTTGGAAGCGTTGAATGTCATCAAACGACCACGTTTCAGGCACGCCGGCAAGCGCGTCAGGGACGCTGCCCTCCGTGTAGTATTCCAGCGCGTGAAGTTGCCGTTTCAAGGCAATGTTCACGGTCATGATGATTTGCTCGACGGGGGAATAGCCATAAACCTTGTAGCTTCGGTTGTTCCGTGAGCGGTAAATCAATTCATCCGCCGTATAGTCAACCGCCGCCATGCCGTGCAAGATTTGCTGATACGCTGTATCAGGCGGTGCTGGCAAGCGGCCTGCATTGACCAATACGCGGT